CAGGATTTGATGCTGATATGACACAAAGATTTGCCAGCAGAAATGTATTTTCTGGATTGGCAGGTTACAAAGTGGTAGGCATTTTGGATGCAGATTCAGATCATCAATCTAACCTAGCAGGTGGTTTAAATTTTGAGATACAAGAAACACTCAGCACACAAAATATTATAGATCTCAACACATCCGTTACTCAAGATGGAGATCTATCTATAAACACAGATTCACAAACCAGCACGGTGGGTGGATTGGCACTGTTTGGATTGCTGAATTCATTATCACAAAACAATATTTTTGTTGATGCTACAAATGAGATTGTGCCAGAAGCAAACCTATTGGCAGATGCTCAATTTGAAACCACACCAGGATTTTTATTAAGTTTGGGCAGTGTGCAGTATGATGCTGACGCACAATTCACAATTGATCAAACCGCAGGCACCACAGCAGGTTTAATATTTGATGGTTCAGCATCTTTTGATTCAGATCATATCTTGAGTGGATTGGTTGGACTATTGGTTCGACCAGGCACACAAACATTCACTGCTCAACATCAAATCAATGTGATTGCTGGTTATCTACAATCGTTGGCATCGTCTATTCAATCAGATCATCAAACCACCATGGTGCCAACCATACTACAATCAGCGGCACAGGCATTCATGCAGTCGCAACATCAAATTGATATCACCACAGGAAGAATATTATTCACACAATTTGACAATGCCAGCGATTTCCAAATCAGCATTGTGGGCAGAAGAATTGAAGCGGCAGACCCATACAGAGCAATAGAAGTTCCATCAGAAACACGAATTGACATTGTGGTTCAAGAAACAAGAATCAAATCTATTTCTGTTGAAACAAGAGTAAATACTATCGAGCAAGAAACTCAATTGTTTAAAGTGCCGTCAGAAACAAGAAATTTAAAAGTTTTACCAGACAGCACCATTAAATATAGAACAGGAAAAGTCATAGCGGAGAGAATCTAATGCCAAATTTAACAGGATACAAAAAAGATAATGTAGGCACATATATTATTAAAGACCCCGCGGCAATTTTGGATTACACATTGGACTGGTCAGAATGGTTACCATCAGGAGATGAAATATCATCTGCAACTGTGACCATTCAAACAATAACAGGTGATGCTTCACCATTAACATTGGACTCCAGCAGTTCAACCACCAGCACAACCACAGCAATTATATCAGGCGGCACAGCAGGCAACAAATACAATGTTGAATACACAATTACTACCACAGATTCAAAAACTGATAGTAGAAATTTTAGAATATTCGTGCAGGAGAGACAGGTATAATGGACGACACAAAATCAAGAAAATTAATTGACAAAGATGTCATATACAAGATGGCATGTATCCAATGCACTATTGAAGAAATTGCAGAAGTGGTTGGTTGTTCAGTGAATCATCTTAACAAGAAATATAAAAATTTAATAAAAAAAGGCAAAGAGAATGGCAAGAAATCACTGCGTAGAGCAATGTGGGACAAAGCACTACAGGGCGATACCAGAGCACAAATTTTCTTGTCTAAACAAACACTAGGATTCAAAGACAATCCAGAGGACACATCCAGCAACACACCTTTGCCTTGGGAAGACTAATAAAATAGCATATGCCTTTAAGCATACCCCAAAAGACAGTGGCAGATGATGCTTCTAGATTTAGAATTTTAATTTCTGGTAGGAGATGGGGCAAAACCACACTGTGTTTAAGAGAATTGGCCAAACATGCCACCATACCCAACAGTCATTGTCTTTATCTTGCTCCTTCATATAGAATGGCAAAATTCCTTGCATGGGAACCACTCAAGATCAAACTGAAAGAATTGAGATGGACAGAACAAAGCAATGAAGCAGAATTGACACTGCGTTTAAAAAATCAATCCAAAATATTTCTAAAAGGTGCTGAAGCAAAAGACAGTCTAAGAGGTGGAAAATACAATTTTATAATTTTAGATGAATTTCAAGACATGGATCCAGGAGTATGGGATGTCTTGAGACCCACAATGTCAGACACCAAAGGCAGAGCACTATTCACGGGCACTCCAAAAGGAGTGGGCAGTTGGAGTTGGCAAATGTATACCATGGCAGAATCCACACCAGACTGGTCAGCACACACATACACCACAGCACAAGGTGGTTGGGTGGATGATGAAGAAATTGAACAAGCAAAAAGAGATCTAGACGAAAAAACCTATAGGCAAGAATACGAGGCAACTTGGAACACATACTCAGGCGTTGTTTTTCATGCGTTTGACAGAAAAGTGAATGTGCGACCTTGTGCAGACATGAACACCACTGAAATCTATTGCGGACAAGATTTCAATGTGGACAATATGGCCACCGCAATCTTTGTGATTGAAAAAGGTGTGATGTATTGTGTGGATGAGATATTGATGAGAGGTTCCAGCACAGATGATGTGGTCACTGAACTTCGCAAGAGATATCCAAGAAGTCATATCAATATATTTCCAGATCCCAGTGGTAAAAACAGAAAAACCAGTGCCGCGGGTAGAACTGACATAAGTATTTTACAAAACGCAGGATTCAAAGTTTATGCTAAACCGTCACATTCTCCAGTGAGAGATGGAGTTAATTCGGTAAATAGTAAGTTAAAGAACAGTCAAGGAGTATCCACAATGTTTATTGATCCAAAATGCAAGAATGTTATTAAAAGTCTTGAAGGTTTGGTGTATAAACCAGACACTTCTGTGATTGATAAAGATATGGGTTTTGATCACTTTGCTGATGCTGTGAGATACATCTGTGATTATCTATTCCCAATAACAACAAAATTTGAAACCAAAACTCAAGATAGATGGGGTTTCAAAGCACAACCAGGATCAATGTATGCCCGTTATTAGAGACAGAATTATCAAAGGTGATGAAACAAACATATTGGACTATGTGTTGAAATCACACCAAACATATCAATACTATCTAAACAGATGGTTGTTTTTGAATGATGCTTACACAGGCGGTTTGGATTGGTATGCTGGTAAAAATTTAGAACCATACTACAAAGAATCAAGAGAAGATTATGAGATGCGTCTAAGAATGACGGGTCTAGACAATCATGTGAGAACAGTGGTTGGTATCTACAACAGTTTCTTATACAGAAGACCCATACACAGAGAATTGGGTGAAATAGAATCAGATGCTGGTTATGAAGCATTCTTAAAAGACGCAGATTTAGATGGACAAAGTTTTGATGCCTTCATTAAACAGGTTTCAACCAAAGCAATGGTATATGGGAATGTTTGGGTATTGCTGGACAAAAGCGATGTGGATGTTGCCACAAGAGCAGATGAATTAAATTTAGGCATCAGACCTTATGCCAGCATGTTTACACCAGAAAATGTTTTAGACTTTGAATGGCAACGACAACCCAACGGTGTGTATGAATTGACTTATCTAAAATTGAAAGAAGAAGTTGTCAACAGCACTCAATACATTAGAGAATACACCAAGGACAACATCAGTGTGTATAGATTGGATGCCAAAGAAAAAACAGCAAAATTACACAAAGAATACGAAAACACACTGGGCAAGATTCCTGCTGTGTGCGTGTATGCTTCAAGATCCAACACCAGAGGCATTGGACACAGTTTGATTTCAGACATAGCAGATTTACAAAAGCAAATATTTGAAGAATACAATGAATGTATTCAATTGATTAGAATTTCAAATCATCCAAGTCTTGTGCTACAAGAAGGTGTGGAAGCATCAGCGGGTGCGGGATCCATTGTGAAATTGCCACAGAATCAAGATCCTAATTTAAAACCTTATCTATTACAACCAAATGGTGGCAACATTCAAGCAATTTTAGAATCAATTGAAAAGAAAATTGAAGCAATTGATAGAATGGCGTGTTTAGGGGGCATCAGATCGATTGAGTCGCGTAGATTATCTGGAATTGCACTCACAGTTGAATTCAATCTACTATCAGCAAAGTTGAGCGACATAGCACAACAAATGGAACACGCTGAGGAACAGATATGGAAATTGTATGCTGAATTTCAAGGTTTGTCATACAATGGCGAAATAGAATACACAAGAAACTTTTCAATTCAGGACAAGGCAAATGATATTGCTATGTTAAAAATGGCCAAAGATGCCAACATAGAAGATCCTAACATAAGAAGAAAGATTGATGAAAAAATATATGAAACAATCACAGATGAATTGATGGAAGAATTTGAGGACGAGGGAGCGGACGACACAGACACAGACACAGACACAGACACACTCACACATCCTGCTGTAACCAATGAAACACAACTGGTTGAACATCTAAGAGAAATGATCAATCAAAACTACACCACAGAGCAGATCCTACAACTGCATCCAGAACTGGCACAACTATTCAA